TGCAAAAGGTAAAGCTGCCGCTAAACGAAAGTTTAAAGTATATCCATCAGCGTATGCAAATATGTACGCTGCTGGTGTATGTAGTGGTAGAATAAAACCTAAAGGCACTAGAAAAAAAAGAAAGTAATGTCTAAAGGTTTACGATCTTGGGTCAGAGCTAATTGGGTAGACATTGCTAATCCTAAAAAAGGTGGTGGCTTTCCCAAGTGTGGTAGAAGTAAAGGAGAGAAAAGAAGAAACTATCCTAAGTGTGTACCTGCTGCAAAAGCTAGAGCTATGACACCTTCACAAAGACGTGCTGCTGTATCAAGAAAGAAAACTGCTGAAAGAAAAACAAGATCAGGTAAGAAACCAAACTACGCTAGGACTTAGTTAGTTCGTCAAACTCTCGCCATATTGTTTGCTCTTCATTCCAAAACCTTCTTCTATATTGTTTCATCTGCACAGAATTTAAAACTGTAGTATGATCTTGATTAAATATTCTACCTATATCTGACAGACTCATTTTATATTTTTCATTTAATATATTATGAATAATGTTCCTAGATCTTACAATATCTGTAGTTCTAGTCTTAGTAAATAAATCTTTCTTACTTACCTCATACTTAATACAAACTTTATTAATCACAGAATCTATCTCTGCTCGTTTAGGTTTTTTAAACTGATAACCAATAATCTTTTTTTCTGTACTTAAAGGTATTATACTTGACTTTTTTATTTCACTAATATGATTTGACATTTTTTGTTGTGCAAGTTCAAAGCCAACTTTAAAACCTTCTTCATATAATTTATATTGTTGCTCTGATAGTAAATAAAAAGCGATCTTATGTTTGTAAATAAAATCGTTGTTGTTTATTTTTTTTATATGTTTTTGAAATTCTTGTTTTATTAAGGTCATAGATCCCCTACAGATTTGTTTGTTTTTTTTCAAATATAAGTTTAATGACTATCTAGTTGTCATTAAAAGTTCTTTTGCCTTCTCTATTTTCCAAAGCAATCTATAAGAATCTTTTTGATACTTATATACTTTCTGCTTTGCTTCTAGGAACTTCTCGTGTTTCTTCTGTTGAAGATCCCTGTACTTTTGAAGGCGAGTTTTTAACTCTTCCATCTTTCTCCTTTATTACTTTGGTAAAGTCTAATTTAATATTCTCAACTTTACATTCTACAACTTCCCCTTGTGCGTTGGGGTCGGCAGCTTTCTTAACGTCATCAAATCTTTCAACCAGTTGGAAACTAGCTTCGCCAGATTTAATTCTTAAATACTTATCTGTTTTTATCATTTTTGTCTATATCTTTTTTGTGTAGGTCAAAGGTCATATCATTATAGATAGATAGGTCATGATAGTTATCTGCCTTATAACCCTTGGTACTCCTAAACAATTTAAGTGTCATCATTAATTGACCTACTTGGTATGGCTTTAATTTTTTTTTTAAATTGGGTGCTAATATTAAGGTAAAAAGCTCTGCAAGTATAGTAAAATTGTATTGGTAATCGCCATATTCTTTTTGACGATCTGCTACAATCTTCTTCTTAATCTCTTTGTCTATGTCTGTAATTTTCATTTTAAATTTTTTATTACTAAATAAATAATTGTAAGACCTATCATAAGACAGATCATACTGTATGCAAACATACCTATGCCAAATTCAAATGTCATTTATTTAAAGGCATGGCAGAAGAAAACAAATAAGAGGGAGCATTACCAGAAAGGGAAAGAGGTAATATGATTCGCTGCTCTAAAAAAACTTCCGCCATACCATTGAACTACAAATTAGTATCTGTAGTTGGTTTTGTTATATCCTGATCCTTGACCTTTTGCAAACTTGTTTGGTGCAAAAGATGGTTGCTGTCCTCTCGGCTTGGCAGACCCTGAACCAGTATTTGATGGTGTCAAGACAACATTGATAATTCCTGTGGGATTACCTTGTTCATCAAGATCATCAAATCCTGCTGGGTTGTACCATGTTTCTCCAATCTTTACACCTATTCTCCAGGTTTTACCCTCTGGTGATTTTGGATTTATTGGTGCAACAAAACTCGGTCTGTTATCTCCTTGTTGCTTATCTTGGTTGTGTACAAGTTTTATATATATCTTGTCTGTCATTGTGTAACTCCTCCTGTATTGAGTTGTGTTTCCATTGTTTCATAAACATTGTTTAAATCTTTATAAATCGCAGGATGTTTCTTGATAGCAATATTAAATGCGTCTTTGTATTTATAGTTTTTAAGTTTCCTTAACTGATAAATACTTTTTGCATTTTTCATATCATTTATAATATGATTTATTACTACTGCATCATGATCTTCATCATGTTCTGTACCATTTGTCTTTGGAATTTCTTGTGGTTGTGGTTGAGAAAACTCTTTTTTCATTTGCTCAACATATTTACTATCATCAAACTTACCCATAAATACATCAGCACTCATACCTAGATGACTAAATGCTTTTGTCATTGCATCTGTCATAGCTTTTTTTGGAGCTTCATCATCAAGTTTATCTCTTTTAGATAAGTTTTGTACTGAACAAACTGGACCATACTCATGCCATTCGTTTGTAAAATATTTTATAGTTACTTCTGCAAATACTAACCCATCTATATATTTATAATCTACTTTATACTTCCAACCCAAACCTACTGGACCAAATAAATCTGTCATCATTTGTATTTGATACATAGGATCAATAGTTGTTAATGTTTTACCACCATATCCAGGTAAAGGTTTAGTAAACTCTGGATTTGTTTTACTTAATGTTTCCCATATCTTCATGTTTTTATTTTGCATCTAATCCCCATAGTTGTTTGATTTGTTTTTTTTGGTCGTCTATTAAATCCCTATAATAAAAAGGATGATTTAATTCTGGTGGTTCAGCAAAGGATGATAGCTTTTGTATATCACCTTTACAAAATATAATTAGTTGTTCCCAAGACTTTAGTCTTTGGGTTAATAAATTATATTGGTATTCTAAATAATCATTGCGTAACATATCGTGTGTATCATCAAAGATTGTGTATTCATTTTCATTTACATAAAACAAAAAAGGTTTTCTCTTTGTGCAATGATAATAAAAAGCTAATTGGTTTATGTGCATTGGATCAGGTTCTATTGGAAGCTGCGTTGATGCCATGTAGTGTTCATCTTTTCCTCTCTTCTTTTTTATTGTAGGTGGTTTGGTCTTGGCTTCTCCTACTGCCACATCAGATTCGTAGTCGCACCTACCAATAATATCTATGACCATATCCTTATGTTTGGCAGACACATATCTTTCAGCTACTAACTTATCATTACCAAATATTTCTTTGACAGCTTTCTGCATATTATTAATTGTTGGGTGTGCAAAGCTAATCATCATCTCTCTTGCTAGTTTATCTTTGTCATCTACTGGTGGTGTGTTGTTATTTATTTCATCTAATTCTTGTTGAAATATATCGTCATAATTTTTGTTCTTGAGGGTAATCTTTTTATCCCCCTCAAACAAAACCTCACAAGTTAATCTTTGTGTTGTGTTATTAACTAAATTACCGAAAGGAGCTTTGTATCTGATCAAGAATAGTCGTCTCAATTCTTGAGGCAGAGAGTAATTCAACACAAACCTTGTAAAGTTTTGGCTTGAAGATGGACTCCAATGGTCTAATCCTTGACCACCATTGAAATTTTTAAAATATTCTTTCATTTGTTTTCCCTTTCGTTTTCCACATAGATACAGGTAAAATAACTTCTTGTCAAACCTTTTATATGCTATATATACAACCTATTAGTATAACAAATAGGAGAAAAATGACACTAGCTGAATGGCGAAAGAAACAAGGTATATCTCATTATACGCTTGGAACTATGCTTGGAATAAGATCAATAAACCCTGCCACTAATAGTCAGAGGTATTGTTTGGAGTCAAAAGAAAAAAGATTTCCCAAACCAAAAATGGTAAAGAAGATATTAGAGGTCACAAAAAAAGAAGTGAATCTTGATGATCTTTATAAAGCGTGGTGGAAGTATGAAGAAAGTAAATAAGTTTAAGTACAAAAGAGTAAGATTGTATTGGCAAGATATTGTATCAAACCCAGAGTGGCTTACGCTATCTAAAGCAAAGGACCAGGTATATTCTTGGTGTGAAGATACAGGTTATCTATTACATAAAGATCAAAAGAAAGTAATTATATTTGCCTCGCATAGCTTTGATGATGATGGCGAACTAACAGTTGGCAACACCACAGTTTATCCACGATCTGTTGTTAAAAAAATAGAAGTTTTAAAATGACACATTCTAAAATGTTTGAAGAGATAGGTTGTCCTGATGAACTTAAAAAATGTAAAGCTGAATTGAAACGACAAAAAAAATTTATAGAAAAACAATCTGATATAATACTTGCTTTGGAAAAAGAAATAGAACTAAAGGATAATATAATTTTAGTATTAAAAAATAAATAATGGCACGTTGGACCTACGCATTTAGTAATGGAAGCTACAACGATTGGCATAGGAAATATGACGATATTGCCATGATTGATATTGATAGTATTGAATGTTGTCCACACTGCTACGAACCACTTGCTATATTAGAGACTTGTTATGACAAAGGACAGATTTATAAAGCTACAACCCTTGCAAACATAGTCGCTAGTCGCCTAAATATACCCTGTTTTTTAGTGTTCTATAAAAATCTGACACCTGATACCCTAACCTTTAGGATCAAGCGTATAACAAGCTCTCAGACAGAATTTGAGGTCATGAACGAGCAACAATGGGTGTCAATCTTGCTAGACCTACAAGCTAATCATAAGAAAGTGTGTAAACATGGTAGAATTTAAAAGGTATTGGAATATGCCTACCCATAAAACATTTAGTATAAAACCATTTAAAGAATTGATAGACCATGAATTAAATAAAGATTATGTAGATCCTTTTCCATATCCATATAAGATAGATGCCATTAAATATCTTAAAACAATAGATGATTTATCTGTAAAAGATTTAGTTTTTGATCCACCTTATTCACAAAGACAATTAAAAGAAATGTATTCTAGTAATGGTTTAGCTTTTAACCACCCAATGAATAATAGTTATTGGTCTAATTGTAGAAAGGAAATATCAAGAATTATAAAACCTGGTGGCAAGGTAATTTCTTTTGGTTGGAACTCTAATGGTATTGGAAAAAAGTATGGATTTGAAATAATAAAAATTGTGCTTGTTGCACATGGTAGTCAGCACAACGATACTATCGCCA